CTTTAAATAACCCTGTAATTAATGTAGCCGCTTCTCTCGTACCCTTTGGTCAGGTTGCTCTTACTGCTGCTAAAGCTGCTAACGGACAAACGCTACACGGCATGGATTATCTAGGTGCTAGTCTTTCTGCTGCAAAAGGCTTAGGCATGTTACAAGCACCCGTAAGTGCTGACGAAGCTAGGAAAATAGGAGAGGTTGCTGCTCAATCAGGAACAATAATGGCAGGCCCGATAGCTGAAAACGCTGCTTTAGCGGGCAAGGGTTTAACTATTGCAGGCAAAACTCTAACATATAACCAATCAGTAGGTTTGTTATCAGCCGCTGCAACAGGTGATCCTAAGTCTGCTCTTGTCTCTATATATGGTGGTGATCTTGTTAAAGGCGGTTTAGAGAGAGCAGGTATTTCATCGGAAGTTTTAGCTAAAGTTGGTATTCCTGCTGACGCATTTGAATCAGGTCTTCAAAAGACTATTGAAAAAGTAGCGGCAGGCGAAGAACTTGATGAGGCCCTAGCCTACGGTTTTGTTGACTATGCTAAAGAAGGTGGTTTAAAAAATCTCCTTGACATGCCAGAGTCAGATATTTCTTTTGGGGGTATTGAAGATGTAGTTAGAGATATTGTCAGACCTATAGGCTCTGCGGCTACAGCCCTTGCCAAAGCTGTTGAAAATTCTATTCCAGACATAGACACTAGCGCCTTAGACCCTTTAGAAAATGCTATTAGAGAAGTAGGTAGAACAACAGAGGATGTAGTTAGAGCAGGCGGTAGTGCAGTAGATGATGCTATTATACAACCTGTAAGAAAAATAGCTAAAGACTTAGATGATGCTGTTTTTCAACCTGTAGGTGATGCTTTATCGGCAGCAGACACAGCCCTTAGAAACGCAATGCCTGACATAGACCTACCTAGCATTAACTTACCTAATATAGACCTGCCTAACTTTAGCCTACCAAGTTTAGGCATGGGCAGTGGTATGCTTCTTTCTGGAATGACTGCACCCACAGCTACAACAGGTAAGCTATTTGAGAATGAGCTATTCAAGTTTAAAAACAAAATAGAACTGACAGAGTTTGGCCCACTTAACCAACCAGAACAAGAAGTAGACATAGAAGAGTTTTTAACATCTCCGTTTGAGTCTGCATTTACATCATCAGAAAGGTTTGCATAATGACATACTTACAGCTAGTTAACAGCGTACTACGCAGACTGAGGGAAGATGAAGTATCCTCAGTCGCTCAGAACAGCTACTCTAAACTTATAGGAGAGTTTGTTAACGACTCTAAAAGAACTGTTGAGGATGCGTATGATTGGACAGCCTTGCGTAATACACTCACTGTTACCACACAGTCAACAGCTTTTAACTACACATTGATTGGTTCAGGTAATCGTATGAAGATACTGGATGTTGCTAACGATACGTCTAACTTCTTTATGCAGTACCGTACCTCACACTGGATGAACAATGCTTTCCTGATTGATGATGCACCTACAGGTGTTCCTCAGTTCTACAGCTTTAACGGTGTGGACGGCAATGGAGACAACGGTGTTGACTTGTATCCTAAACCTGACGGTGTGTATCAGGTACGCTTTAATGTTGTGTTGCGTACTGCTGACTTTACTGAAGACGATACTAAAGTCTTTGTACCTACTTCTCCTGTCATTCAACTAGCCACTGCACTAGGCGCTAGAGAGCGTGGAGAGACAGGCGGTACAAGTGCTGCTGAACTGTTTGCTCTTGCTGATAGGACGCTAGCTGATGCTATTGCCTTTGATGCTGCTCAACACCCTGAAGAAACTATCTGGTATTCTTAAATGGCTCAACAACTACAGAACATTACAGTAGCGGCTCCGGGATTTATGGGGCTAAATACACAAGAGTCACCCATTGGTGGTGATCCTTCGTTTTCCTCCGTAGCTGACAACTGTGTTATAGATAAGTTAGGACGCATAGGCGCACGTAAAGGTTGGGACGCTGTGTCAGGTAACGGTGCTGCTGTACTAGGTAGCAGTCGTGGCATAGAGACAGTCTTTGAGTTTGTGGACACTAGCGGTAGCAAGGTTGTCATATCTGCGGGTAACAACAAGATATTCAAAGGCACTAGTACACTGGTTGACATCACTCCTAACGGCTACTCTCCTTCTGGGAACAACTGGAAGTGTGCTACCTTTAACAACCACCTCTACATGGTTCAGTCTGGTCATGTACCCTTGATTGCTACAGACGATTCAGGCTCCTTTGTAATGGAGGCTATCACTGCTCACACAGGATACTCAGGCACTGTACCACAGGGCAACGAAGTCCTTGCTGCCTTTGGTAAGCTGTGGATTACAGACGTTGTAGGCAACAAGCACACTGTGTACTGGAGTGACACTCTTGACGGTTCTAAGTGGACAGGCGGCACATCAGGTAACTTAAACCTCACAACAGTATGGCCTACAGGTAACGATGAGGTAGTGTCTCTAGCTGCACACAACAACTTCCTAGTAATCTTTGGTAAGAAGTCTATTGTTATATACTCAGGTGCTTCTGTTCCCGCAACGATGGTCTTATCTGACACAGTAGAGGGCGTAGGTTGCGTAGCAAGAGACTCAGTGCAACACACAGGTACTGACATCTTGTTCCTGTCTGACTCAGGTGTACGTAGCTTTACTAGGACTATCCAAGAGAAGTCTATGCCTATGCGTGACATTAGTAAGAATGTGCGTACTGACCTTACCTCTCTTATACCACTACAGACTAACGCTATCAAATCTTTGTACAGTGCTAATGAAGCCTTCTACTTGTTAACTTTCCCTAGCAGCGATGTGACGTACTGCTTTGACATGCGGTCGCCTTTGCAAGATGGGTCACAAAGAGTAACTACTTGGTCAGGTCTAAACCCTTTAGCATTGGCTACTACGGAAACAGGTGACATATACTTTGGTATTTCTTCAGGTATTGTTAAGTATAACGGCTACCTAGACGGTGCAGCTAAATACCAGATGCGTTACTTTAGTAACCCTATGGACTTTGGTAACGCCTCTAACCTAAAGTTCCTGAAGAAGTTTAACATTACTATTATTGGTGGTCAGAACACTAGCTCTACATTAAATTGGGGCTATGACTACACCACTGACTTTACTAAGCAGGTGTTTAACTTAACTGGCTCAGTCAACGCTGCTGAGTATGGTGTTTCTGAGTACAACACAACTGCTGAGTATACAGCTTCGGCTATTATCAACACACCAAAAGTTAACACTAGCGGTAACGGTGAAGTAGTTACCATTGGTCTTGAGACTGAAATAAATGACTCAGCTTTTTCTATTCAAAAAATTGACATACACGCAATACTAGGGAGACTCATCTAATGTCCAACTATACAAAGACCACTAACTTTGCCACTAAGGATGCTCTCAGTTCAGGTAATGCTGCTAAGATTGTCAAAGGAACAGAGATAGACACAGAGTTTAATAACATAGCTGTAGCCAGTGCTACTAAAGCTAACACTGCTAACGCTGCCCTAACAGGGACTACTACAGCCGTCACTGTAAACATATCAGGTACTCTTACGGCTGATACAATAACTGGAGGAGCATACTAATGTCACTATTTGATGATATTTTTGGTAATATATTAGGCAAAGACTTTAGTGATGCTGCGTCAATGGCAGCAGCCTATGGAATAAGTAGAGAAGGCGAGAAGGCAGCAAAGGAAGCAGGTAAGTTAGGCTATGACCAGATGACTGCTCTAGGTCAAAAAGCTTTTGATGATACTCGCTTTAAACCTTTTGGTGTTACTTCTAAACTTGCTAATGTACAATCAACACCTACTGGTGGTTTAGATGTTAACCTTTCCCCACAACAACTAGGTTTACAGAACACACTCTTTGGTAGTGCAGGTCAACTAGCGGGTAACTTAGGTGGTCAGTACAATCCGATGGTAGGACAGATGGGCAACCAAGCCTATGGTCAAGCTCAAAACTTCCTTGGCAGATCAGGACAGTTTGATCCTTCTGTTGCTGCACAACGCGGGGCAATGGGTGGTTTGTTTGGACAACAACAATCAGAG